TTTCCAAACTGCTGCAGAACAGTTACAAAGGTCATTTGCTTCCGGTATTAGTGCATCTGAACTATTCCGTGAACGAGGTATTAAAGCAATGCTTGGTTTCAGGGATGGTGTTCAATACAGTGTTGAACAAACACGAGATATTATTACTAAAGCATTTGGTCCTGGTGGCCCATACGAAAAAGCAGCATTTGCACTATCAACTACATTTGATGGTGTGTTTTCTATGTTGCAAGATAAACTCTTACAATTTCAAATTGCATTAGCCAATCAAGGCGGACTGTTAGAATATTCAAAAGGCGCATTAAGAGCACTTGATGATTTTTTAGCAGAGTCACAAACATCATTAACAGATTTTGCTACAGTTGCTGGTGCTAAATTTATAGAGTTTGTAGAAAAAACATTATTAGGTTTTGCTAGGATTGCAGACGGATTAAAACCAATATTTTTAATAGTGGCAGCAGGTTTTGATGGACTATTTAAAATATTAAATTCATTACCGCCAGGTGCAAGAGAAATTGGTCTAATTGGTTTCTTTATGTTAGGTAAAAAAGGTAAAGCACTAGCATTATTATTTGGTCTTGTGTTTGATTCTGTGCGTAAAGGCATTGGTCTAATACTAAAAGGCTTTATAAAAGTAAACACTGGCATATTAAACATACGAAAAAGTTTAGGTTTAGTCAGTGATGAAAATTTTGCAAAAATAAATCAACAAATGAAAGACCTAGGCAAGTTTGCAGATAACATGGTAATACCATTTGAGGATCTAGACGAAAAAGGTCATGACTTAACTCACACATATGGTGAATTTTTCAATGGAACAAAAAAAGCCTTAGATGCAATAGGTGTTGGTATAAAGAAAAATGCTAATTTAGCTGAACAAGTTAAAAAAATGGTTGGTGATATACCAATTGTTTCAGAAGAACAAAAGAAACAGTTAGAAATATTAGAAAAAGCAGCCAAAACAATTGGTGGTGATCTAGGCAGAGATATATTAGGCAAAGAAGATCCTAAAGTTGTAGCATACGCAGATTCCATTAAAGCACTTGAAGCATTAAGAGAAATAGATATTGCTAACGAAGAAAAATATACTAAACGGATAGCAATGATACGAGCTCAACAAGCAATAGAGCAACAAGCAGAATCTAAAAAACGAATAGACAAAGCATTATCAACTATACGAGCAGGCCAAGATGCACAAACAGACATAGAAGCATTAAAAGGCAGTGAAAGAACTAAAGTCGCTGCAAAACACGGTAAAGACTTATTAACACAGATTGCACAACAAAATGAAAAAGCATTTAAGATTGCAAAAGCACTTGCAATGGCAGAAGCATTGATTGCAGCAAAAACATCAATAATTAATTCATACAAAGTTGGTTCAGCGGCAGGAGGTCCAATATTAGGCGGAATATTTGCAGCAGTTGCAGCAGCAGCCACAGCAGCGCAAATTGCACAAATACGAGCAACAAAATACACAGGTCCAAGACAAAAAGGTGGTGCAGTTGCACAAGGTGCATCATATCTTGTTGGTGAAAAAGGTCCAGAAATGTTTACACCAAGTGCAAGCGGACAAATTTCACCTAATGGTCAAATGGGTGCTGTAAATGTAAACTTTAACATAGAAACAAATGATGCAACAGGTTTTGATGAATTGTTAATTGATAGAAGAACAACAATTGTCGGTATTATTAATCAAGCTCTTAACCAAAGAGGTCAACAAGGAGTAACAACATAACATGGCTACAATAGGTGATTTAAATGGTGCGTCTTCAATACTAAGTAATCCTAGTATATTTGGCGCAAGAGCTGTAAATTTTAGACAAGAAAATTCAACAGCCATTACAAAAACAGCAAGTGGTAGAACAATACGAAGTGCAGTAGCAACCACAATTTGGCGTGCAAGCATAGAATTAACCACTTACACACAAGCAAATTTTAAACAGTTACAAGGATTTGCAGCGCTTGCAAGAGGTGCACTAAATGAATTTAATGTACAACTGCCTGGTGTTTCAGAAAGATCAGTCACAACAACGCCTGGCACAATTACATGTTTAGAAAATTATGATGTAGGTTCAACCAGTGTGGACACATCTATGGCATCAATTAATGCTAGTGATAATTTCAAAGTGTTAAGCATGGGAGATGTAATTAAATTTTCTAATCATAACAAAGTATACATGGTCACATCAGATGTAATACCTGATTCTGGTGGTGATGTACAAATTAATTTTGAGCCAGCACTTGTTACTGCAGTTACTAATTCAACCACTGTCACAATAGACAATGTGCCTTTCAGAATGTATTTTACATCTGATTTACAAGAATATCAATACAATGTTGATGGCACAGTAAATTATAGAATAGATGTTGCGGAGGCTGTTTAATGGCCAGAGGATTTACATCAACACTTAACACATACCTTGCGGGTAACAGTCTAATTGGTTGTTTATTGTTAGACATTGAAACTGGCAGCGGCACATCACGATTTACAGATAATTCATTTGACATTGTGTTTAACAGCAACACATATCAAGCACAAGGTGATTTTTTAAATATCAGTGAAAGAGACGAAACAGCTGAATTACAAATACACAGTGTTAACATATCATTAAGTGCATTAAAAACATCTAACATTACAACATATGCAACATCAACACAAATTAATAAAAATGTAGAAATACGAAGAGTATTTTTAAATCCATCAACAAACGGTTTATTAGGTAACGGCACAACAGACACAGGCTATTTGCTTTTTAAAGGTAAAATTGCAGGCTATTCAGTTACAAACAACCAAAATTTTGCAGATATTCAACTACAAGTTTCAAGCCAATTTATAAATTTTAACAGAAAAAACGGCAGAAGAACTAACCAACAAAATTTTCAAAGAGAACATCCTAATGATCATTCTATGCAGTATTCACATGAAACATTGGCCGAAATTAAATGGGGTTTAAAATAATGATAATAAGACCAATCAAAGTAGCAGATATAAAACCATTAATAGACTGTATACAAGCACAAGCAATTGATGCTGATTTGCATGAATCAGATAAAATTAATGCAGACATATTAGCAGAAAATATACGAGATGCAATAATAGCCAATCATTATGCTGGCATTGTTGCAACTGAAAATGAACAAATAGTAGGTTATATATATGGTTTAATTGGCACAAAACATTGGAACGATAAAAAATATGGTGAAATATTATACATTTTTATTAAACCAGAAAACAGAAGTAAAAAAATTGCAGATGAATTAATGCAAAATCTAGTTAATTGGTTTAGAAAAAATAATTGTGATTATTATGTAACAAGCATAATGCATTTTAATAAAAATTATGAGCCAATGCAAAAATATATGGATCGTGCTGCGTTGTTTTACAAAACACAAGGTATGCAAACTGTAGGACATTACATGGTCAAACAAATAAAGGACTACGATGGGTAAAGGCGGATCAAATCCAATTAAAAAATTTGTAAGAGGTGTTAAAAAACTTTTTAGCACTATTACATCATTTGTGGGCGACATTGTAGGCTTTGTAATCAAACCATTTTCAACACCTTCATTAAACATTGATGCTGAACAAATTGCAACTGGTGTAAAAATAAACAAAACTGGCACAAACATAGGCATTCCAATTGTGTACGGTTATAGACGAGTTGGTGGCCATCCAATTTTTGTTGAAACAGATGGATCTGATAACAAATATCTATATGTAGTATATGCAATATGTGAAGGCGAAATACAAGGTATTACTGGCATTAAAATTGATGAAAATGAAATATACCCAACAGTGGCTTCAGGCGACAGTGTGTATGTTGCAAATAATCGTTATAATACAACACAAGGTCGTTACAAAGATAGGTTAACATTTGAAGTATTTTATGGCACAGAAAATCAAAGCCAAAGTGGTCTTGCTAACGAATCTAAAACTTGGCCAACACTTGAACGAAAACTGCCAGGTGTTGCATACGCAGCATTTAGATTTGAATGGAAAGCAAGCACACAAGAAGAAGCTGATTCTAACCCATATGGCGGTGGTATACCGCAAGTTACATTTGATGTGTTAGGCAAAAAAGTGTATGACTTAACCACACATTCTGGTGGATTAGATTTAGCTAATGATTATGCTGATCTAACAAAAACTTATTCAACTAATCCTGCTAACTGTGTTGCAGATTATCTTATGAATCCTAGATACGGTGCAGGTTATAATAAAAGTTTTATTAATGCTGATGTTTTTAAAATTGCAGCAGATAAATTTGATCAAACAGTAACATACGATACATCATCTGTTGATACAGGAAAAATACTTACTTTAAATGGTGTTTTAAGCACAAATTCTAAAATAATAGACAATGTAAGACAGCTATTATCTGGCTGTAGGTCAATATTACCTTTTATTGAGGGCAGATATAAACTTAAAGTTGAAGATGGTGGTAATGCTACTGACATAACATCAAGCACTATTGCAGTTGCATACGATATTACAGCAGACAATATTGTTGGCACAATTGCGTTAGGTGGCGAAACTAAAACAACAAAATTTAACAATGTGTTTGTTAACTATATTGATCCTGATTTAGAATATTCAAGCCAACAGGTTGCTTTTAGTGAAGCAGGCGATTTAGCTGTGGATGATAATGAAGATTTAACTGGTGAATTTACATTTGACACAATTACAAATCCTTATATGGCAAGAGATTTTGCAAGAATGATTTATAAAAAATCAAGGTCACAAAGAACAATATCTATGACATGCACACAAGAATTAATGGATGTAGAACCAGGCGATATTGTAAGAGTAACAGACACTGTTTTAAATTTAACTACAGCAACATTTAGAGTGACCAACATGAAACTAAACAATGATGGCACTGTGGGCATTGAGGCTGCAGAACATGTGGCTGCAAATTATCCATATCAAACAGGTCCACAAGTTGAAATACCACCACCATTATTTTTACCAGATGAATACCAAGGTAAACCTATACAAAAAGTTATTGGAAAAATTGGTGTAAATCCACCTCCAGGTTCACCACCACCCCCACCAAAAGATCCACCTACACCACCAGGTTTAAAGTCATGGGTTGCTGGCAGTTTACCAAATACATCTTATGCAGCCACCTATCCTGATCATTTGGATGGACCATTAGGCGAAAACACACAATATTCAACTTTTGGATATGATGGAGCATTTAGATTAATAGGTGGAAATTTTTCAGCAAGCCAATTTAATTATTTTAATGCAATTGGCGGATCAATTGCGTTAGGCATGCGTTTTCAAAGACCAAGTGAATCATCGATAGATTTTTTACAATTTAGACTATATAAAGGCACTACACTTGTAGAACAAGCAAGAATACCATTTAGAAATATACAAACAAATGGTCTACCAACAACAGATGCAAATTATGTTGCATATTCACCTGCAATCACACCAGAATTTCCTTTAAACAAAGGATATGAATACAGTGTGACATACTACAAAAGCACAATTGACAGAACATATGAAATAGGTGGTGTTATTAATTGGATTTCTGGTTTTACTAGTCATACATATGATGTTAATGG